CTCTGATGCAGAACTCTGAAGAGCATCCATAGTGTAATCTTGCCCATCGGGTCGTTTGATCTCCATTCCTCCAAGCTGCATTCTAACCGAACTTTTGGCATCTGATAGCTCGTCTAAAACGCGCTTACCTATTTCCTTTGGAGTATCCAGTTTAGCCCTATCGTCAATAAACATTTCAGAAGTATCACCAAACATGTATGGGAAGTTTAGTTCTAAGTATAGCTTTGAGTTGGGCTGACCAAATCCAAACATTAACCTATTCGTTGTCCCACCTGGTGCAGCAATACTTTCAAATGATGTGACGGCTTGACGGCCAAACACCGTAGATCTGGATCCATTAATTATAGTCATCAGCTGAAGCATGTTAAGTAGCTGGCCGTTACCGCCACGCATGGACAGATGTCCGGCTTTGTCAAGGAATTCACCGATGTTGCCCGGTAAACGCTCAGTGTTTTGAGGCTTCTCATGGTCGTAAGCCATTCGTCGAGAAACCACCTGGCCACCAACAACCAGTTTCTGAAGGAAGTGTACTACTCGTCCACTTGTAGAGTCTTTGATCGTTCCCAGGACCTGACCAGCTTTCGTGGCGAGATCCTCATGCGCTTTAACCTTTTCTATGATGTCGGAGTCTGACCCCATCTGCATTGCGAAATAACAATCATCACCCCAGACTTGTTTAGCTATTGGGATGTCGCCAGTCTCCGCCTCTATCATGTCAAGCATTGCCATAGTAGTTATGGTGTTATCCGAACCTGTGGTGATAGCTCCAGATGGTTGCGTATCCACATGAAGGAATTGCGATGGAGCTTGTGGAACCGAGAATTCGAAATACGCATCATCCCATGACGACAGAACGTTATCAACTAGATCAGCATATTTCACACCCGGGCCAATCATCTTAGACAATGACTCGTTAGAGAAATCCGCTAATACATCGGACATGACCCTCCTCCATATTTCTCTATGTCTAGGTCCAATGTGTTGATCAAGAGCGCTGGCATCATGGGCCAAGCATACCAAGTTCGCATCATGAGCCAGTTGGATAGAAGTGTTGAGCTCATTGCACATGTCCGCTACAGCGACACCTATCTTTTGCTCGATTGCAAAGCCTTGCTCAGAGTGCTTCATAAAATTCTTTATGTGTGTATAGATAGGACGCATTATTATCTGTTGCGTTATTGGAAGGTTATAAATGTAACGTAAGA